TAAAAACAACTTGGCCATAATTTTTACCTCCGGAAAAAATAATTAATTTTTCTTCTAGTTCTTGATACTTATTTAAATTCATGAACTCAAAAAGTGATAATATCATCTGACTTGCATAGCTCCCCTAGACGCATTTGTTTTTTTCTTTGCAACGCTCGGTGTACTAGTCGTTGGTGTAGTAGTAGTGTTTGAACGTGTGCTGTGCATCTGTCTCTCTTTTGTTCCTGTATCTTTGACACACTCTATAATAGTCAAGTAGTCTGTCTTACTAATCTTATGTCGTGCATCTGTAATTAAATACTTTCCGCTTGTATATTTATCTTCTTCTTTTCCTGCTTCATAGGATGTTGCGTTATGAAACACACATTGAATTGTATCTCCTACATTTATATCAGAGTTTCCATACAATGTCAAGCGAATCACATTGTTTGTTATTTGTCTGAAGTAAGAGGCCCTCTTCTGATCTTTTAATACATCTCTACTAGACTTAGGTGATTCGCTACTAAAAAACGAATCAGTGTTATGGCCTCTTCGTGATGTCTTCATATGAATCATTGCATCTTTCTTAGCACCACCTGGAACTTTGAGTTTATTTAATGTTTCAAATGATTCGTTTTCATAATTAAATTCGATTCGATTAAAGTCCTTACGTAAAGGATCTATCTCTATCATAGTAGAAGCATACAGTCCAGCTGTCATGTTCGCAGTCATGTCTACATCTTTCACACGTTCCATCTCTTTGATAAAGAAAGCATTTCGGCCACTCTCATACGAATCAGTATTAAACGCAGAAGGATAATACTCGTACTCATCAAACACCGGCTCTTCTATCACTAACTGTTCTAAACTCTTGAAATGGAATCCTTTAAAGTTCTCATAGTAATAATAAAGACTCGCAGTATCGGAACCTACTGCACTCTTCTGTAAATAACGAATCGCTTGAATAGGATTTACATTCGGCAATGTACAACGATGAAGGCCAGTTGTCAAGTCATTTCGTACAACAGAATAATTTTCTTTGTTGACTTTTCTTTCGTTTTGTGATAAGAAGCGATATATGTTTCGAATCACTTCCGTATTAATAAACTCATCATGTATACTCTGTACTATCTCAGAAATCTTAAGGCCAGCTGGATATCCATATGCTCTTGATATCTTCTTATCAATAGACATAAAGTGTTCAGCAGAATAACCCTCTATGATATACTGCTCACGGCCTATGTCTGTACGTCTTCTCGCCATGATACTGTTCACAAGAAAAGCTAAACGAATCACTTCCATTTCCGAATCACTAGTCTTGAAAGCAAGATAGAGTATCTCTCCCCCTACTACTGATTGTGGTTGTTCATTGATAAAGCCTGCTGAGTCGTTGATTGCTATCTCTACTTTCATAAAGGGTTCGTATAGACACTGATGCACATTGATCTCTGTATACATCATGTTCAACGCAAAGACTTCCCCATCTCTGTTCACATAGTCTAGATTCGCTAACGTAAAGTCTCCTGGGAAACGATAGCTCATAGTGTTAAGGCCTGTTGCTTTAGCGTCCATTAGTCTAGTACCGATGCTAGTTCTTTAATTAACTGATTCGCATAGCGCCTGTCAAGTATCTTTATACGTCTTCTCTTCTCGTTCTGGGCTTCTTCATACTCATACTGCGTTTCTGATCGTCTTAAATTTGGGGTACCTGATAGACTATTATATGTTTTTAAATCAATCCGTATCTCTTCTCTCGCTTGCTTAACCCCATTAAAAAGCACATTTTCCTCAGCAAGTATTTTATAATAGTGTTTTACAGTACTTGTAGCACTTGTGACTGAACCATACGTATCAATGATATACTGAGTGAACTCTCGCCCAAACAGTGGCCAATCATAGTATGGATTAGTGATATCGTTGTAATGTAACACTATCCAACTAAGCTTTGAACTCCCATAGTACTTGTCTGCGATTGTATCAGGCCTATCACCCTCTTGTACTGTATAGTCATAATACACGCTTGCTATGCTCTTTGTTTTGGGTATTACACGAAAACGTCTTAGAATGTTTGTTAATTCAGTTGATTTGTTCTCGTCTTTTAAATCATGCTGTATTGTAGGAAAGAATGTGAAGTAATTACTCATATTATGGGCCTATATTATAGAAAAGATGGAATTTGTGCTTCGTTTACTGCATTTACGTTTGCATCATATTCAGCACCTAGATTAGTCTGTGCATTCTCGTATGAGTTAAATCCGTCTTTTGTTAATACTTGTGTCTCTTGAAATGTTAAACTCATAGTGATTGAGACTGGAGCTTGTGTCTGTTCGAAAAAAATCGGAATGTTTTCTCCGTTATACGTGATATTCATCGTAGTCAGTACTGAACGGCCTATCTTATAGAGATAGCTTGCAATACGAGGAGCGAATGATAGTGTAAACTCTTCTGGATATGAAAATGCAAGGCCTGCACTGCCTTCACTACTACCGATTGCGTTTCCTGGAAGCATTGCTTGACGAAATGCTGTGATGATACTACGAAGTGTGTTACTTTCTGTTTGATTCCGTGCTACAAACTTATAGTCAAACTGATGAGTGCGAAAGTCTACTCCACGAAAGACTTGTGCTTGATGAGGATTGATAGCGAGGCCTGCTTGTAGTAATTGTCCAGTCACTATACTTCCAATACCACCAGCACCGATAAGAGCGGCCCCAAGCATTGACTTAGCTCCAATTCCTGTTGTAGCGGCCGCAACTCCTGCCATTGCTGTAAGTTCCCCTACACTCTGCGAATCTGCATTGACACTCTTTACTTTATTTGATATCTGACTCACTGCATCTTTCATGCCTGAAGAGAGTGTTGTTCCCCCTACACGTCCTGCTGACATCGCTCCTAATATACCGAGTCCTGTGCTTTCGTATTGAGCCGCATATGCTACTGCTAGATTTCCAGGAATGGGTAATACGACTGATTGTAGTATTTCATCTTCCCCTTTTGCTTTACGAATTGTCTGATTATTTCTCTTTACTATATTCATTATGATATAATGTTCATCGTCTAGGTCCGCTGGAAACGTGAGGCCAGAAGCTCCTTTAGACGAAAATAGAGAAGCGAGTTGGCCCTTAACTCCTCTCTGTGTCACTTTTTTGAGAAACATTTCTCTTGCTGATATACGTACATTACTGCCGTCAAACTGAATACCTGTCTTTGCAAGTTTTCCTTTAACATCACTAATCGCTTTAAGTTCTGTGTCTAGATTGATGTTTCCGTTACCTATTGTGATCGGCATTATACATATCCTTATGAGTTATAAAGGCAAGTTCTCACCCAAGTTCTCAAAGAAGTACAAAGGTGATCCTACAAAAATTATTTATCGTTCTCTGTGGGAGCGAAACTGTATGATTTACTTTGATCAGAATCCCAACGTACTGAAGTGGGCATCTGAAGAGTTAGTAATACCATATAAGTCTCCGTTAGACAATCGCTATCATCGTTACTATCCTGACTTTCTTATTCAAGTACTCAACAAACATAATGAAAAAGAGACAATAGTTATCGAAGTAAAGCCTTATAAAGAGACTAAAGAGCCGAATCCACAAAGAAACATAACTAAGAAGTATTTATACGAAGTCAAGACATGGAGCATAAATAAGAGTAAATGGGAAGCAACAATAGAGTATTGTAAAGACAGAAATTGGAAGTTTATGATACTCACAGAGAAAGAACTATTTAAAAATGGCAACAGTTTTTGACGATTTACTACTAAAGGGAGTTCGACAAGGGCAACTTCCTGCACGTACACAACAATCAAGAGAATGGTTTCGTAATCAAGCACGTACATCAAGTGTAAAAGGCGACAAAGGAGCTTCACAGATAGTACGTGATAAGAGTCGATTTACTAACAGAGCATCATTAGGGGGAATGTACTTCTTCTTCTATGATCCTAAGACAAAAGCAAAACTGCCCTATTATGACAGATTCCCACTCATATTCAAAGTTGGCCAGTCACGAGGTAGTTTTGACGGAATCAACATGCATTATCTTCCATATCGTCTACGTGCTAGATTGATGGACGCATTATACGAAACATCAAGCAATCAACGCTATGATGAAAGCACACGACTTAAATTAAATTATAATGTATTAAAGGCCGCAACTAAATATAAAGAGTTTAAACCGACATATAAAAAATATCTTACATCAAATGTTCGCTCACGTTTTATAGAGATTAATGCTACTGAGTGGGATATCGCTCTCTTTCTTCCTGTTGAACGATTTGAGAAAGCAAGTAAGAGTACAGTTTGGAGAGATAGTCGAAATGCCATTTAACGTAAATGACTTTTCAGCAGAGTTAAGCAAATCAGGAGTTGCACAGTCATCACACTTCGAAGTGCAAGTAACTGGCCCTGGAGCAAGTGCGATTGAAAGAAACATAATGTTACGTTGTGATACTATAGATATACCAGGAAGAACGATTGCATCTGCTGAATATAGAGTATATGGCCCTCTCAGAAAAATAGGATATGGAGCTGTATATACAGATGTTGCGATGAGTATACTGATGAGTGAAGATTTCAGAGAAAGAGCATACTTTGAACAATGGCAAGATAAGATAGTCAATACAGGAGCTTTTGGATCAGGAGCTGGAGGCAAACATAATCCTTCGTACTATGATGAGTATGTCGGAACAGTCACAATCAGACAATTTGGGACTGCAGGAGATTTGATGAGTGTACATACACTACAAGAAGCATATCCTATCGGTATAGGGCCTGTACAAATGTCTTGGAGTAACGCTGAACTCGTAAAGCAACAAATTAGTTTCGGTTACAGAGATTACAAAGTAGTATACAATAAAGTTAGTCAACCTGGACTAGGAGCGGCATTTGGATTCTCTTTTGGAAAAGACGGATTCGGACTATCAGCATCATTACCAGGAATAGGAAATGTGTCACTATCACAAGGATTAGATATAGTTGGTTCTATTAAAACACCATTTGGATTGATAAGAAAGATATAATAAGGAGTTATCATGGCTTTACCAGCACTCGCTTCTCCCGAGTTTATGACGGAGATTCCCTCTACTAAACAGAAAATAAAATTCAGGCCCTTTCTTGTAAGAGAAGAGAAGATACTGTATATGGCATTAGAAGGCGAAGACACAAAAGAAATAGAGAATGCTATAGTAACAATACTATCTAATTGTATTATTGATACAGTAGATATTGACAAACTTACACTATTTGATATAGAATATCTGTTTCTACAACTAAGGGGAAAATCAGTAGGTGAAAAAGTAGAATTGATGTTATCTCACAGTGATGAGACTAATGAGTGTACACATAAAACTAAATTAGCAATAGATTTAGACACTATCAAGATACAAGGAGATATATCTGATGGTAAACTAATGTTAGATGATACTATCGGTGTTAAAGTTAGATATCCATATATAAATGATTCTAATTCTGTTGCAGGTGTTGAAAATGATGCATTCAGTGCATTATCAATTTTCATAGAATATGTGTATGATAAAGAAAATGTGTACAATGACTTTACAAAAGAAGAAATAGCTGAATGGTTAGAACAATTAAATCAAACTCAGTTTAGTAAACTTATCAAATTTTTTGAAGATGTGCCCAAACTATCTCATACAGTAGAATGGACATGTCCAGAGTGTAAACAAAAAGATAGCATAAAGTTGGAGGGCTTACAGAGTTTTTTTACTTAGGGTTGATACATAATTCGCTAAGTAATTTATATCAACTCAATTTCGCACTTATGCATCATCATAAATACTCTTTGACTGAATTAGAGAATATGATTCCATTTGAACGTGACATATACGTTGCACTGTTAAGAAATCATTTAGAGGAAGAAGAAGAAAGAAGGAAACAACAAAGATGACAGCAAAGAAGTTAGAAAAAGATTCAAAGTACAATGACATGGATGCTAACAAAGATGGTGTTGTGTCAGATGCAGAAATCGAACATTGGCAACAAAGTGAAGAAGTCAAACGATTGAACAGAAAACAAATGCACCAAAGAAACATGGCTTGGGTTGCATTGGGTTCTATGTTAGTGTTTACTATTGTTATGTTTACACCATTAATACCCGACTCTAGAATACAACTACTCACAGACGTATCAAATCTCTTCTACTTAGCACAGGCAGGTATCGTAGGTGCTTTCATGGGATTTGCCGCCTTTGACAAATCAGGAATGAAGAAGTAATGGCTCTCCCCGAAATCAGAAAAACTAGAGCATCACAAGCAAGAGAGACAGCGGCTAGTGAAAAGAATACACAAGTAAATATTGCACAAACTGCAATACAAGCTGATATCTCTACATTTACAAAAAGAACTGCTGAGTCTCTCAAGAGTATGTTTTCTCTTCAGAAGTCACAGTTTGAATTAGAGAGATTAAAAGCTGGTGCTGAACTTGAGAAAGAGAGAGAAGAAGCAAGAAAGAAAAAACCAGACGATAAATCTCTTAATGATAAATTTGAAGATAAGTTTGGGTTTGGAATATTCGGTATAGGAGCAATGATTGCAGGAGTATCTGCTATAGCTGGAGCTTTTGTAGGACTCAGAGGTTGGGAAGCGAAAGCAGTAGCAAGTATTTCAAGAATAACTAGAATAGGGCCGCTCATAGTAAAGGGTATAACAAGTTTAAGAAATGGTGTTCTTAGAATTTTTGGATTGACTGCAAGAGGAACAATCATAAGAGATCCGGTAACAGGCAGATTTATGAAAGCTCCTTCGCTAGTGTCACAAGTGTCTATTGCTCTAAGTCAACTCCGAACACGCTTACTTAGAGTTTTTGGAATAGGTGCTGATGGAAAGTTGATAGCAATAAGGGGAGCTGGTGGACAATTAACAAAAGCAGGATCTTTCTCTAAAATAATGCAAACTGTAATTGGTGGTGTATCTAAAATATTTCAACCTATCAAGGCCGCAGGACAGTTAGCAACAAAAGCATTAGGCGGAGCATTTGGTGGCATTCTAAAAGTTATAGGAAGTTTAGGGGGATTTGCAAAACTATTTGGATTTATTCTGAAACCTATCGGTATTATATTCTCTGTATTTGATGGAGTGAAAACTTTTATGAGTACAGAAGGTAGTTTATTTACTAAGATAAATGAGGGTATCTCCGCAGTTATTGGAGATTTTGTTGGTGCTCCATTAGACTTACTAAAAACTGGACTCATATGGGTTACAGATAATCTTCTAGGTAAAGATAACTTTATATCAAAGTTTTTAAAAAGCTTTTCAATAGAAAAAATACTCAAAGATATCATAGCAACTCCTGGTAGAATATTAGCGATTGCATTTGATGAAGTTACAGCTATTTTTGATACATCAGAAGGTAAAACCATTGGTGGAAACATTGTAGCTTTATTTAAAAAGATGTTTGATGCAATTACAGGTATAGTATCTAGTGTCGTAAATTTTGTTGCTGAAAAATTAGGACTTGACTTCAGAATGGGTGAAAGTGAAGATGAAAAGAATGATAGAAAATTAGAAGAACTGAAAAAACAAAAAGATAAATTAGCAAAAGAAGAAGAATATGTTTTATCTCAAAATGAAACTTTATTAAGTGAAATTGAACTAGCTAAACAAAGAAAAGCAAAAGCAGAGCAAGATTATCAAAATTTTCTAGATAAAAGACAAGATGCTGGTAGATTGGTATATGAGGGCGAAAATTTAAGATTTACGAAAAATATAGAAAGAGCAGAACAACAAATAATATTTAGAGAAAATGAGATAAAGAAAAAGCTTGCTGAAGTTGAGAGAAAGAAGGCCGAACTAGAAGAAAAAATGAGATTAGCACAAATAGATCCCACAAATTCTATTGACGGAACTACAACTGGTAGTCCATCTGGTAATGGGGCCGCTCAAGATATATCTCTACAATCATTGTATCAGAGAGGATTCACTCCTACTGAAGCAGTGAGTGTTAACTCTAGTTCTAATGATGTTAGTGTAGTTAATAATTCGAATGATTATGGTGGCGCCCAGAGAGTTCAACCTACAAACAGAAGCTATTACTCAAACATTGAATTAATTGGTTATTAAAAAAAAGGGACGCCCGAAGACGCCCCTAGTGTAAGAGAGAAAAAGAAAGATTAATCTTCTTCTGCTAGTTTCTCAAAGAACGATAAGTTCTCATCATCACTATCTGAAGATTCAATCTTCGGCGCTGATACTTCTTTTTGTGAAGGCATTTCAACTACATTTTCTTCAGCACTCATTACTGAAGGTGTAGCAGTAGCACCAGCTAAACCTAATACCATGTCAAGCTTTGCTTGTAACTCAGCATAAGTTTTAAAGTTCTTTCTATCAAGAAACTCTTGAAGAGAGAACATAGATTCGTAAACTGTTTCCAATTTACTATCATCACCATCTTCTAGTGCTGATACTTCGGCAAACTCAGACTTATCATAATTACGATAGCCTTCAACATTACGAATTTTTAATTTCAAGTCAGCACCTTCCCAGAAGTCAAAAGGGTTAGTAGCTGTTTCATCTTCAAATTCAGGATTCATTTTCTCGTTAAGTTTGTCGAAGATTTTTTTACCAAACTTGAAAAGACGTACTGTCCCTTCATTCTCTGGATTAGCAGGATCTTTCATCACATAGATATTTGCTATGTATGAAAGTCTTCTTTTCTGCTTACGTGCTTGCTCTTTACCAGCTTCCGTACCGTTGTTCCATAATGTAGAGTTATATTCGCTTACTGGATCTTTCTCATTGAAAGTTGTAAGTGAATTTTCAATATACCATTTACCAGCTGGCCCTTGAAATCCAT